CGAAGAGCCTTGATTTGATGTATCAGTATGAGCAATTGTCATTCTATCATTATTAGCATCAGATGTAAGAGTTATACCGCCACCAGCTCTAATGTAGAAAATATCATTATTATTATCTGCTGTAATAGTGTCTAGATCAGACCCATCTGCTGCTTCAGGAATAATTCGCTTAAATATATTCTGTGAAGAACCTCTGTCTGTATTAGTAAAGGTAAGCTGATCATCAGCTGTCATTTCTACTTGCATACCAGATCCTTGCTCAAAATGCAAGGTATCACCAGAAGTTATAGTACCTGTTTCTGATCCATTACCTTCCATAAATGTCCAAGAGACGTAGTTATCATAGGTGGGTAGAGATGGAATTGTAATTGTTCTTGTATTAACACCAGTAACATGACCAGTAGCATTTGAAGTAAGACTATCAATAGCTGTAAATGTACCTCCAAATGCAGGAGCGCTACTATTGGTTGTATTGCTTCGTGTAGTATCGTCGTGGTTAAACGTGATAGTTTCATTATTACTTTGATTAGTGGTAAACGCATTTCCGCCATTTAAATATGTACCGGCAGATAGAGTTACTGTACCATCTCCTACAACAACAGTACTAGATACAAGATCTGTAATATGTCCATAAGCATCTACTGAGATATCCTGAATAAACGTATTACCAGAGTTATTTACTGAACTTTGAGAAGAGGTGTCAGTGTGAGCAAACTGTCCTGTAGTACTATTATACGTTAATCCTCCGCCAACATTTAACCAGCTAGCTGTTGCCACTCTAGAGTATATCGGATCATTACCTTCACCGACTTGCCAGTAATCATTAGCTTCGTTCCATCTTAGCTGTACATTAGTGCTAGAACCTCTCTCAATCTCAATACCACCGTTCTGAGATGGTGTACCAGTTGCATCAGAGTTAAGTAAGATAATATTATCAGCAATAGTTACTGTTTCAGTGTTAACTGTTGTAGTAGTACCTGATACAGTAAGGTTTCCATCGATAACAGCGTTACCAGTAACGTCTAAGTTACGACCTACAAATACATCTTGACCTGTGGTAAGATTTGTAGTTATTGTGACACTGTTGGGCAATCCTATAGTAGCTGAAGATCCTTCACCTGGAGTATGACTTACTTCTATTTCATTAGCAGTGCCAGAAATACCAGACATGTAGTTACCTGTCGTTTCTGTTCCTAAAATTACTCCGTTATTTTTAATAATAACGACCCCGTTAGATACAGAGAAGTTATCTGTACTAAAAGAAGCAACTCCTTTGTTAGAGCTTGATGCAAGCTCAGCTGATATTGTTACTGTGTTGTCTGTAACTACAGCATTAATGCCTTCACCTTCAGAGAATGTAAGAGTGTCATTTAAGAGATCAATTGTATCAGTATCTAAATTATCATCTCCAATTGATAAGGTAGTAGCAATACTAACAGGAGATACGTTTGTAAGTCTGCCTTTACCGTCTACTGTAAATGTAGGAATTGAAGTTGTAGATCCGTATGAACCAGCTGTCACTGTCGTATTATCTAATACAAAATCAAGAGTACCATCTCCGTCCTGATATGTTACCGTAATATCAGTTTCAGTATTACCGGTAACCATAGCGCCTACCATATCCTGGATAGCTTCATCGCTAATAGAAATGGTTGATCCAATACTAAAATCAGTAGTATCTAAATTTGCGTAAGTTACTAATTGACTTGGAGTTGCTGCATTGTTATAAGACGCTTCCCAGTAGTCACTAGTTTCATTCCATTGCATTACTGCACTATCAGATGTTCCTCTATCGATAGAAACACCAGCATTTGTTGAAGGAGTTCCGGTAGTACCATCCATAAGTTCTACAAAAGCAGAAGCAAGTTTTTGTGCTCCTGTTATAGTAAAATCACCTCCAACGGTAAAGTTACCACCTACTCCTAGATCATCAGTAATATTAACGCTATTAGGTAATCCAATTGTTACTGTACCGTTTGTTCTTGAAACTTCTACTTCATTAGATGTACCGCTTATTCCTAAAACTGCCCCTGTAGATAGATTAGCAAGGGTTACATTACCATTTGAGACTGCAAAGTCTCCGTTATCAAAACTAGCTACACCAATATTGGTATCTGAAGCAAGCTCGCCAGCAATTGTAATAGTATTATCTGCAACTGTGGTATTAATACCTTCTCCTGCAGCTAAAGTAAGTGTCTCTCCTAAATTGACAGCATTAGTGCTTCCGGTTTCAGAAGCTATATTAATAAAGCTATTATCAATCTGACTATTACCAATAGAGTTAATAGTAACCTCTCCGGCGCCAGATACATCAAAATCAGCAGAAGCAAACGAGGCTACACCTACATTACTATTAGAAGCAATTTCACCTTCTATAGCAATTTGATTGTTTGATACAGTTGTATTAATACCCTCTCCGGCAGAAAAAGTAATAGTATTTCCTAATGATATTTCATCTGTTGTACCAGTCTCTGCAGCAATTTTTAATGCCCAGCCAGTTGATGTAGCATTGCCGGTAATATCTAAGTTACCACCAATATCTACATTACCTGTAATGTATGCACTGTCTTCTATAGCAAGAGCATCAGTCATTAACGTAGGAGCATTAACAGTAAGTTGATCATCAATGGTGGTTACATCTAAAGTAGTAATACCATCTACATCTAAGTTACCTACTATTGCAGCATTATTAGCAATTGTAGCAGAATCAGCTAAAAGGTTATCTGTGTTAACCGTACCATCAAAGTAGCCATGTCTCCATTCTTGAGATGAGCTACCTAAATCAAAAGCATTAGTTGTATTAGGAATAAAATTAGAATTTACATCTGCATCAAATACAACATTATCAGTATTATCATCTCCTAGCGTAACAGTGCCAGAAGATCCTGCTTTCATATTAACTACACCGTCTACAGTTAGTGTACCATCTATTTGTAAGTTGCCACCAATATCTACGTTACTTTGCATATAGACATCACCAGCAATAGTGTTATCATATGTGCTATCAAATGCTCTAATTCTAGGAGTAACTACTTCAATAATATCTGCAGAGTCTAGTCTAGCTTCATGCTCTTTAAGAGCTTCTGAGACTGTAGGGTAGCTACCTGCAAATGTACTTCTACCAGCTGTTTGGTTTACATTAGTAAGACTTACACTACCTACAGAGTCAATAAGCTGGTTAAACCTAAGACGCTGAGTGTTAATAGTATCTGTGGCTAGATTAACTTTTCCTATTTTAGCATTAGGCATTTGCGAGACTTTCTGTTAATTTTTTTAGCATCATCTTTATATCCTGAACGTCAGATTTTAGAGTTTCGATCTCTTGTCGTTGCTGCAATTCACGATCTCTTTTTTGAATAAACGCGTCAGTGTTGCCTTTATTTATATTCAAAATCATATTAGTATTTTTATCTCTGACTAAATCAGGATAGCCATCTACAGGAATATAGTTACTCATTATACAGTTGCAATAGTTCTAAGATTTTTGAATAGAGGAACCTGAGTTGATTTGTAACTATTCATAGTAATTTTAACTTGATACTTATTAAATGATGCTAAATCATATTTGTTAAACTCATAGGTTCTTGGTCTGTTATCTCTAGGTAGTTCAGAATAGTTAGACACGTCTGGGGGATTAACTGTCTTACTAAACTCTACCCAATCATTGTTCTCTACATTAGTATCAAGCGCTGTTCTATACCATACAGAGAAATCAGTAAACTGAGGTCTTACTGCATCTACTAATACTCTAATTGAGTTAGCTGATAACTCTAAATTGTATACGATGGAAAGATGCTTAGCAGCAGTTGTTCCACCATCAGGCTCTGTTTCTAAAGTGAATGGTATAGTTGAAATAAGATTTCTATTTGCAGTAGTTGTAGAAGCTTGATAGTCAATAAAGTTACTTGCAGTACGAATAGCAGCTGCATGTTCATTAATATAAGGAGATGTATACTTACTTCTTGTATTAAATGCAACTGTTATTTTTGCAGAAGGATCACCAGAGTTGTGATCTGCTTCTGAAGTAGTAGCAGCAATAACAGCCGGGTCTTTAAAGCTTTGTACTCTATTCTTTTTAATTCTAACATTAGCAATATTAGAATATGCTGTTTCGCTTCCTCCAAATGATTTTGAAGCTAGAAAATCTCCTACAGCATGAGTGGTAGTTTTAGGAGGAGTTACAGCTGGTAGAATAGTTTGAAACTGATCTACTACATATTGCTCTGTAGCAAGTACTCCTGCACCGCCGGCTCTTACCGACGCTGTTGCATTTGTACCACAGTTAAACGAATACCCATATGGATCTGTTGCTGTAATAGTTTTTATACCATACAAGCTGCTACCTGCAACTCCGTTAATAGTATCAGAGCTATCAAATCCATTTGATCCTTTAGATAATGTTACTCTATCTCCTACTTGAAATCCATGAGAAGGATGTACAACATCTACTGTAGGGCTACCAGCAGTAAAGATAAACGGATCTGCTGGATATCTTGTATCGTCATTTATAAAAGTTTGTTCTGTAAGTCTCTTAGCAGGTGGAGCATCTGCATTAAATACAGCAAAGCTATTCTGCTGAGTAAACTCTGCTCTGTAAATCTTATATGCTAAATCTTTCTCATTATCTGGCTGCCAGGAAGTACCATTTGATGACTCATAGAACGCACCTCTCTCAATAGTTGATGAGAAGAATTCTGTGGTAGAGTTAGTGAGATGCTCACCGTTTTTACCTACCCAAATTTGATACTGATCTGCTGAAGCGCCTGTACTAATAACCAAAGCAAGTAAGGTGTTACCTTTCACATATACTGGCTCTCTAAAGCTAAATTTAACTTCAGTAGCAGAAGCAAAGTTAGTATTAGCAGCTGCTGCAACTGTAGAAGCAGGCACTGTTACTTTTGTACCTTGAATAAACTTCTTGGCGCTTGGTGCACCAGATTCAGCACAAGGTCTTAACTCGATAGAAACGGGTTGAGCTGAGGCACCAGTTGGCGCTTGAGCAAAGAAAAGACCTACTCCTGTCAGAACAGATCCAACAGGCTCATCAACCACAAATGTCTGTGCTGAAGGATTGAGCTGCTCACTTAATTGTAATTTACCTGACATTTAATTTACTTTCTATATAGTAAGTTACCACAACCACCCACTACTAGTATTAGTAGCGGTGCTTGGTTTAGCACTGGGTGTAGCGCTAGAAGTCCAACTAGTACCAAACCCAGAGCTCCCTGAACTGAAGAAACCACCTCCTCCAGGGTCTGAAATACTCGGACCGTTATCAGAGCTGCCAAAGAAATAATCATGATCAGTGCTTATACTCGGACCAGTATCATTATCATTACCTGGAGTAACTACTGGACCTGGTGCTGGGGGCGGATCATCTTCCCATTCTTCATATTCAACTTCTACATCTACTGTGTATTCTTCCATAGAATAATTAATGAATTGACCTATAGAAGCATATTCTGCAGTCGCGTGAGATAAAGCATTGCTCTTATTAGTAGTTGATATATTAATAGCTAGAAGAGGAATACTATTATCTCCTCCATTATAGCTATAATTAGTAGTACCTGAACCTACACGCCAGCTATAGGTTGAATTACTTTGAATAAACAATACTCCTTCTAACTCACCAGCTGCAGTAGTGGTAAGTGGAGATCCAGTGGGTCCTCCTAGATCAGAAGGAAACTGATTCTCTAACAAATACTTATCCCCTGGATTTCTGAATACGGAACTTCTAGCAGATGAGTTAAAATCATTAATACTAAAGCTAGTATTGGCAAAAGACGTTACATCTCTTCCTTGTAGGAACAGCCAATGACTGTCATTAGGTCTAAGACCAGTAAACTTAAAATATACAAACCGAGATCTAAACGCTGGATTAAAATCAAACCCATTATCTATTTCTCTAATTCTTGATTCTTGTTCAATCTTTGTTGCTGTTACCCAGGGCATTATGCTTCCTCGTTCTGATTACCTTGAGATAGAACTACCGTATCCCCTTGTGTAGTAAGTGATTCGTTATACTCACCAATATGATTAACGTCTACTTCTCTTCTCATTTCATATGTATCAACCGCAGGTTCAACAATTCCTGAACCAATAAACTTAGTAAGTTCAAACCTATTTACACTCTGATAGTTAGTAGCCTTGTTTTGATTAATCATTACAGTTTCAGTAAAGTTAGGCCAAACTGTGCTACCATGTAGTCTTACTCCGCTAGATGCATCTGAATCGTACTTTAAGCCAATATCTCTCCAGTATCTCATTGGAGCTAATACACCAGCTCTCTTACGAATAGTAGCTTTATAATCTTTATCTCTTGTCTTAGATTGTAAATTATTTGTAAACGTATCTCCAGTCATACCCTGCTTCACTCTATCAGGAATAACTGTGCGTTCTAATTCAATCTCTGATAGTGTTAGAGCGGTAAGCTCTTCTAAATTTTCTACTCTTCTTTCTACTCTACGGATATCTGACATCTTATATCCGCGATTATCATATTTAGATTGCATGAAATCGCGTTCGTTAAGATGATAAGGAGCTAATGATATCCTATGCAATCTCATAGATGATGTAGGTACACTTTCTGGGTCGCTTGGAGATAAACTTGTTACTCCAGTATGTACTTCGATGTTACCATTATCATTAATAGATACTACGTCAATTCTAGGTTCCCAAACTTTATATTCACCAACGTCGATAGTATCAGTGTTTCTAGGGATATACTGAATTACCGATCCAGTACCTGCAAAATCATCTCCTGAATCATCTTTAACAGATCTAAAATCTAAAACATCTGATAATCTAACCGTACCGCCTGTTTCTAAATTATAGTATGGAATCTTATCATATTCTAGATCTGGATATGAAGCGCCGCCAGCAAAGTAATCACCGGCGCTATGATCAAAGCTATCAAAAGTTACTACAACAGTACCTACTGGAGCAGCAGCACCACCTCTTAATTTACCAGAACCTACATCGTAAAAATTATCTCTTTGACCGTTATCAAAAATAAATCTATGGGTAATATCTTCACTTGTAGTACTATCTACAACGCTAGTAAACTTATAAATGTCATGATGAGATAATTTAAACACTCCATTAGTAAGTGAAAGAGTTTGAGTACGACCTGTAACTAATGTTTTAGTTTTTCTTACACCAGTTTTTCTTTCATATCCGAACAATCTCACCGTACCGTTAGTTAATCCAGTAATAGTAGCCGAGCTAGTTGGAGTACCTGATACAGTTGGAGGAGAAACAAGATTGTTACTATTAGCAACTTCTTCTACAATCCATTGCTCTTGATCTGCAAAGGTATTACCTCCTGTAGAGAATGTAGCCGAGTTTCCTGATGCGGTTGCTGTGTAAACCTTACCAACATTAAACGTTACTGTGCCATCAGTTACAGTATTAACTCTTCCTGGCATTGGAAATAAAAGATTGTTTTCTAGCTTATCTATTAGATCATAATTAGAATTAATTGGTACTATATCTCCATAGCTTGAAGAACTTGTACCTACACTTCTAGCATTATTAATTGAGTTTGTGCCATACATTTCTACATCAAAGACATGTAATCTAAAATCGTTATCAAACTCATCAATATTTCTAATTCTTGCTTTACCAATAGCATTACCAGAAGTAGCTGTACCGCTATAGATACCCACTGAATCAAAACCGTTTATAGCGTCTAACAAACCTTTTGTGTTTGAGCCATCAGTGAGGAAGTAGTTACCATATCTTGCTGAAATAAACTCGTTACTTTTAGTTGTAATGTCATTTACTAAATTTCTCGGTTTTGCCACTTTAATTGGCGCAAGGTTTTGCTTTTGATAACGCTTACCGTTTACAAACGCAGTACCGTCAGAAACTTGGTATAGTAAATAATCAGCGCTATCTGGGTCTGTAGATACAGTTAAGTCTAACTTACCTAATCTCTCATCTACAATAAAGTTACCTGTAGTATCGTATGCTCTATTGTAAATTATACCTCCGACTGCCGCAAGTACATTATCTGGAGTGTTTACATTTACAACATAGCCTTCGTTTAATTTCATTAAAGGGTAGAAAGTCTTACCTGCAGTTTTATCTGCTTCCTTTATAAGAGTAAGAGTAATTCTTAATCTATCAGCACCAGGAGAAGTAACATTAGGAGTAGCTCCTGAATTATCATATAGTGCGACATTATCTGAAGTATTATAGATCTCTTGAGTTACTTCAAATCCTACAGTGCCGTTAAAGTTAGAATTAAACTTATCTAATACTAAAGACTGCTTTTCAACAAATAATAGATGACCTGCTGCAAAGGTGTTAAAATCTGGAACTTCTAAGAAGGATGCGTTACCAGTAGCGTCTTGTACTTGCTCATCTGTGGAAACATTTAGTTCATAGGAAGTAGAACTAATAGTAGCTGTTAGAGTATCAGCTGGATTAAATTTAACCGATACTGTAGTATCTGCAGAGCTAGTAGAATTGGCATCAATATATTTTACCAATAAAGTATTATAAGCATCTGTACCTACAGAGTTATTAACAGTAGTAGAAGGAATAACAGCCTTAACTACAGCTTTTACTCCAAGCTGATTAGCAAATGTTTGACCTACAAAAACGTCATAACCTACAGGAAGAGTTTCTACTCTTACGAAACTAATAGGATCGTTTGCACTGTTTGAAGTGCCGTAAGAGGTATTAAACAATCCCCCTGGTTTGAACATAAACTTAGCAATACGTTCAATTTCTTTTTGAATAATAGTTTGTGATTGAGTTAGTTCTCTAGCTTGTAACGCTCTACCATTGTTAAAAAGAATTCTATGGTAGTGATCACTATCTCTGTAATCATCGTTGTAGACACTAAGAAATGTATTTTCGTTTACTGTAGTTGCCATGATTTATCCTTATAGTCTTACTACAACTTTAATATCTTCTGTCTGCTGAGGATCTCTAGCAGTAGCAGATTGATTACTTACAAATAGAACTTCTCCAGAATATCTATCTACATCAGGAGCAATGTTAGCTGAATCAATAGTCATACTACCAGCAAATTTACCAGGAATAGTAACTGCTTCTCCATCTACAAACTGAGTAAATCCAGTTTCTTCTGTTTGATGATACCAAATAGTAGCACTATCATCGTTCCATACCATATAGCCAGCAGCATTACTGTCTGTACCGTAAATGATAGGATCATCATCAAACTCTAATTGATATTCACCAGAAGCTTGTAAATAGTCTCCATCACCAAAGGCTAGGTTAGCTCTCATTCTGTTAAGAGCTGTTCCTGCTTCTGCTGTAAACAGAGTACCATTAGCGCTATCAGTTCTAATGTTTTTAATCAAACCAATCTGTCTATAATCTTGATCAACAGGCCATGTCGGTTCATTATTTACATTAACTCCTCCTACAGGTTTGATATTAAACATTAATGAAGTAGATCTTAAGTCTCTACGAGCATCTGCTCCCATACCATCTCTAGGACCAAAGACAGGAGCAATAACAGCGTCAGAACCTCCAGCCTGTAAAGTAGCAGAGCTTACACTAACGTTTGCATAATTGTATCCTGCTCCCTGATCAGATGCAAATGAAATAGCAGCGGCATCAGGACTATCTCCTACTTCAACAGCTGCTATAGAATTATTAATTGGATTAAGAATAGCATAGGCTTTTGCGTTTGAACCATTACCTACAATAGTAAGCGCTGGACCTACTTTTATACCAGAGCTGTGTACCGTACCTGAATAAGGCCCGCCAGGAGTAATTACTCTATAACCTATAATTTGTCCAGGAGTAGCAGCATTTTGAACTGATAGTTGAGAAAATCTAGGATCAGTAGGTGCAGCGGAATCAACAAACTCAACTGGCATAAAGTTAGTAGTTAAAAAGTTATTAGCAGCAGTAGTTGTAATAGTATACAGATACTTCCATATATATCCATCTGTTTCTGGTACAAGAGCGGTGTTAGTATGATCTGGTTTTACAGTAGATGTCTTAGCTGTACCGTCACTGTTCTTACCTTTACGAATGCAAATATAAACTTTATTTTCATCTGTTCTTACATAGTAGGTATTTTGAGGTTGGCCAGCAACAGCATCACTATACTGATAATATTCTTTGTTAGCAGACCAATCATAATCTGGACCACCAGGGATTACAAAAGAAAGATTCTCTGCAGCTTTTACTGACTGAAGATTATATCTAAACAGTCTTTCTTCTCTATCATGATTGTCAGCAGCTGTAGTATTGGGTACTACATCAGTTTGCGCTGCAGCTTGCCATTCTTGAGAACGACCCACACCAATATAATAATAGTTATTAGAATCGCCTAGATTAGCTGTATTAAACTCATCAAAGATAGTCTGAGCTAATTGTAGTTTAATTTTATCTGTAATTATCGCTGCCATTGTTATGCCCTATTAAGAAATTGTATAGCCTTCACCACCTATGACACTCCACTGAGAGCCATTCCAAATAATCATAACCGTATCATTTGGTGATAGTGCAATACTAGTTCCTTGAGAAAAATTAGTTGGAGTAACAGTTGTAGTATTAGCTCCATCATGAGTAAATACTTTCACTTCACCTATAGTTGTTCCATTATCTACTGTAGCAACAATATTAGATGTTGCTGTGCTTTGAATATAACTTACGTTTTCTGATACAGTACTTGTAGAACTAATAGTACCGCTTATATATGCAAGTTTACTAACTCTTACAGATCCTGAACCTTTAGGGTTAAGTTCTAAATTAATATTTGTATCAGTAGATCCTACTGTAGAAATAATAGGAGAATCAGGAGAAGCTTTACTCTCTACTCTTATCCTATTCCTAATATTAGCTGTATCGGTGAATGAAATCATTGGATGTCCGTTTGAATCAGCCAACCATTCTTGCACATTAGGTCTTTTTATAGTAGGAAGATTTAAAGTCTTATTACTAAGATTTTGTGTATCCGTAGTACCAACAACTACTCCAGTAGGAATAGTTTTACGACTTGCTGAACCGTCAATAACTCCATTTGCATTAGATAATACAAAGCTAGAAGTAGCAATACCAGAAATAGTATTATTATCTGCACTTAAAGTTTTATTTGTGAGAGTCTGCGTAGCAGTATCAACTACTACATTACCAGCTGAATCTGGAAAATCTATATTAATTGTAGTAGCAGGATCTGCTGCTCCTACCTGAGTAAGAAAACTACTACCAATAATAGAAATACCACTATCAGTAAGTCTAGTTACGTTACCTAAAGTAGCGCCTCCGAACTGATTGTATAATTCGGTAAAATTGTTATTAATCTTATTACCGGCCGAGCGCAAGGTATCACCTGTACCGTCATTAGCAGCCGAGCCAACATTAATTGCTTCTTGAACCATATCTATGCCTTAATTGATTAACATTATTTATATAGGTTATTAACCTAATTAGCTGAATCATATTGAGTATCGTATATACCTTTATCAAATGTAGATGTATATGTTTTAAGTTTAGTAGCGCTTGAATCCTCATCAAAGCTAACAAGAGTGACGACATCAGAGTCATCCATGGTAAGTGAGTTAGGTGAAAGTAATTCGGCAAACGTGTAATTATCAATATCACCTAATACTACATCTTTAGCAACATTTATAAACGTATCTACATCTTGACGATGAACCGTAAACACTGCGTCACCAGGATTCAGCAATGTGATATCTTTATCCGCTCTAATATCAAATGCTGCAACAACCTGGATAGAGATAAACTCTTCTGGTTTTTCTCCTACATCATCTTGTAAAACAGGTATTGGATTAATATTAAATGCTTCAATAACAAGCTCTGAACCAATAAAGAATCCAGCAGGATGTACAAATAATTTATACGTATCTAACCATTTACCTACCGGAACTGTACTTCTTAAAAGAATAGAAAGAGTTTGATATAACTTATCATTAGTAATATATTTAAGAGACTCAGGACCAATCTGAGATGCAGGATTTTTTATCTGCTGACCTGAACTATTGATACTGTCTTTCTCAAAATCAATAGCAGGACCTACCCTAAAGACGTTATTTTTAGGATATATTACTTCAGGATCAACTCCGAAAAAACCTCTAAAGAATTGCTCAATACTATATTTTGTACCTTTTGATCTATAAAGAAAGTTAGAAAACTTTACAGCTTCTCTCTTATTAATAAACCCTCCAAAGTATGCTTCACCTAATAATAGCTCGTCTTCTAAAAAAGGTAGTTGAGCTTTAGGTATTGAGGTAGCATCTTTTGTAGAATATATTCTATTTAAAATACCATTAGGATTAGAATCTTTCTCCATCCACTCATAATAAGATTCAAATAATTCTATTAGATTAGGATTATCTTGAACTATATGATCAGGCAATACCTTTTCGATCTCAGCTCTATGAAAAGGTAGAGCTTTCCGATTGTTATCAAGTAAAGTTAAATCTCTTTTATGTGTCATTAGTTAAGAGCATTCGTTGATACTGCCTTAGTTGTAGACGCATCGGCATCATAAACTAAAAGGTCGTTTCTTGTTGGAGTAATAGCACTTTGGTTAGCAGGTACAGCTGCAAGTTTAACATAACTAAATCCTCCTATAATAGATTGTGGATTAAAATAGTTAACTGTGGCGGTCCCTAAAACCGAATCAAAAGATCCGATATTATCTACTACGACTTCTGCTCCAGATACTAACACTATTTGTAAATCATTACTAGAAAGCTTATTTTGTATCTTACAAGTTTTATTGTTAAATACAAAACTACTACTTGTTATTATATATTCATCATCATCTGTAGTAGCTATTGATACCGGAAACTTCATAGTTTGTGATGTAGAAATAGAAGCACCGAGTAATTCAGATCTTACAGTATTAAAGTTAGAAGAAGTAGCATACTCATTATTAATTAAAAATGTAGCTGCTTTGTCATGTTGATTAGAAGTTACAAGTTTAACTACATAATTAAGAGTTACTGAATCATTTGCGATTCTATTACTTGTAAGGTTATTAATAACTGCTATAAGATTAGGAGAGGAAGGAACAAAACGTTGTTGCATTCTAACATTAGCTCTACTAGAAAGAACAGCAGAACTTACATCATCAACTAATGTGAGAAGATTTGATCTTCTAAATGACTGACCAAAACCTCCAACTGTATTAGAAAAATAATTACTAATAGTTTCAGAAACATTCGATGTAACTGCGTTTAATGTCTGATCTGTAAGAGTAGAGTTAAATTGGAAGAAAGTATCTAACTCTACAAAAGTAGTAACTGGATCTGCAAACCTAATATTAAATCCGGATATAGCTACTTGTTCGGCTAACCCTTCAATATCAATCTTAGTTGAAGCTTTAGTTGCTTCATCTACATCATCTTCAAATAATATAGAAGTAAATACAGCTCCGAACTCAGGTTCTAGAGCGTCTTGACCTCCAAAAGTAGTAATATCTTTAATAAGAGTAGAATATTGTTTTAAAATCAGAGATGTGTAGTCTGCTGCGGTAACCATTCTATTTTGCGTAGCATATTGAAAAGGTGCATTCTTCTTAATCGAAGCAATGCTCTCCTTATCGTCTCCGCCGGTAGAGGTAGTAAATGTAGTAGTGTTCAACGATACCGTAATATTACCTGCAGAGAGCTGAGATACTGGTGCGAACGAAGTGGCTTTATTGGCTACTTTTCCGTTGGTTGAAATGTATTGAATCTCAATTCTATTTCCAGCTACAGGAGCAATACCAAACGTTTCTCCATCTCCAAATGACAGTTCAAAGTTACCATTAGGTGATTCTCTTAGAATATAGATAGTAGTTCTAGAACTAATACTTCTTGCATTAACAATGTTAGAGTATGTTGTAAAGTCATTACCAGTTGTATCGGTATATACCTTTACAATAGCTGTATCAGCGTCTAAATTAGGAT